CTAGAGGATCTTCTTGGTAAAGGTCAAAAGATAGACACTGGAACTTCTGATGGAACTAAGAAGACCAAGAGAGAAGCTGATAAGGATAAATCAGATCGTAGAGGAAGAGATAAATCTAATCCTTCTCCAGCTAGGAGAGATTCACAAACAAAGGAAAGATAACTAAAAAAACCATCAAGCATATGCCTAAAATTTATGTAGATTCAATGACTCTGGGGGGATCTAACTCAATGATTACCCCCTATAGCCCAAAGAAAGAATACTTAGACTCTTTTTCAAACAAAGTTATACCAAGTAAATTTACCAATGGTGAAAATTCCATACAGCAGTTTGGGTTATTTGGTGGAGATATAGATTATAATACCTATTACCCAGAAATTCAAAACTCTGAAGAGATAGTTCCCAGAGATGAAGAATTCATAGAGCCAATGTTTAGGCTTCTATCTGAAGAAGTTGTAAGCATGAGTTACTGTCCTACAGATTTTTCAAGAAATGGAGTTTTAAAAGCCTCCATGAATATGCTAGTGGGACAAACCGTTAACTGCGACCATGAAACTAACATTGGAAATGCTATTGGCTCAGTAAAATCAGTGGTATGGCAGGATTCATTTGTACAAAATGGTATCACAGTACCCGCTGGTATAAACGGAGTATTCAAACTAGATGCCAAGTCAAATCCCCGTATAGCTAGGGGAATTATGATGAATCCACCCTCAGTACATTCAAACTCAGTAACAGTAAGATTTGCTTGGGAGAAGTCTCATCCGGATTTATCAGATGATGAATTCTGGAGCCAGTTTGGTAAAAAGGGTAAAGATAAAAAACTGGTATGCCGAGTAGTAACTGAGGTAAAGGGATATATGGAGACTTCTCTAGTATCCAGAGGAGCAGATCCCTGGGCTCAATTGATAAATGGAAATGGTGGTATCAATGATCCGGGATATGCTAAAAAATATATGAGCAGTTTCTCAGATCATACTGAACCCCCAGAAGCCTATTTCTTTTACTCTTGGAAGGATCATATCTTGGGTAATGAGGATACCCTGGAGAATAAGCTTATGGATCCTGTAAATGTCAATACCATTGATAATAAATCAAAGGACAATAACAATAATTCAAATGATATGACATTAGAAGAATTTATTCAATCAGTAAATGCTGGAGGTTATATATCTCTAGCTGAAGGTCAGGATATGTCTGCTGAAGCTATTATTTCAGCTCTAAAAGAGATTCCAGGACTTAAAAGCAATGTATCTTCATTACAGGAAGAGAAATCAAACTTAGAAAGCACAATAGCTTCCCTAAACCAGACCCTATCAAACCAGAAAAATATGTTTGATTTGGGTACTTCTGTTCTAAGTGAAGCTAGAAATACGGCCATAGAATCATACAAAAAACTCATGGGCATAGAATCTGAAGAAGATTCTACTTTAACTCCCATAAAGAATGTAATATCTTTGGCTGATTACCAAGGTGTAAAAGCTCTAGCTGATGGTTATAACAAACAACTAGAAGAGAAGTTTCCTCTACATTGCCAAGAATGTGGATCCAAGGAGGTATCTAGACAAGTATCGGCTAAATCCTTAGAGGAGAATGACACTAGATCCAGCTATACCATGGAAAACCTAAGAAATTCAAAACTAAAATAATCAAATACAATGGCATTTACAATCTTTGGTTCAAAGACTCCTAAGGTTTGCATATACAAATCAGAGTCACAAAAACTTAGACAGGCTTTCCAGCCTCATGTTACTTCTGGTACCGTTGATACCATAGAAGTTGGTCAACCAGTTTATCTGGAAACTGATGGTACAATTAAGCCTATGGCTACAGCTACTCCAGCTTATAAGTATCTTGGTATAGCTGAGACAAACACTTCTAATCCATGCTATGGTGTAGATAACAATATTGCTCTTGAAGTTACCGTAGCCATGAGGGGCTTTATGATTCTTTATGGATCAGCTTCTGCTGCTATTTCTACTACTGGGGCTGTAGCTCCTACAGGTGGAGTAGATAGTGATGGAAGAGCTATCTTTGCACCAGTTGCATCACCAGAGGCTTCAGCAAAATTCCTTAATCTTACCACAGCAGCTGCTGAAGGTGACCTTATCCAAGTTTTAGTACTAGATTAATTAAAAAATAAACAAATACAATGGCAGAAAACTTTACCAAGGGTCAGATCTTGGGCGAACTAGAGGCTTCCGTAAGGGAGCTAGATATTCTTAGATCAGGAGCTGATAACAAGAAGCCAGTAGAGGTATCTTTTGGTGATTACACTCAGGATAAATATGGTCTCTCAGAAGATGATGTATTCAAGAAAATTGGTGTAAATACCAAGATTGATACCATGTCTAACATCTTCTCTATGGCTGGGGCAGACCCAAATATGAGATGGGTAGTACCAGAAATCATACGTAAGGCTATTACATTGGGTTTAAGACAAAGCCCAATTTACCCTACTCTTATCACTGCTGATGAATCAATCAATGGATTAAGAGCTACAATGCCATTCATTAATATGTCAGATGCTACTCCAGCTCGTATAAATGAGGCAGAGACCATTCCATTGGGTAATATTTCTTATGGACAGAAGGATGTTAAGTTATTCAAAGTGGGAAAGGGATTCAAGCTTACAGATGAAGTAAAGAACTATGTTTCTCTTGATGTATTGGGTATTTACCTAAGAGACTTTGGTGTTCAACTAGGCTATGCTTTGGATACAATGGCTATCAACACTCTACTGAACGGTAATATAACTGATGGTTCTGAGGCCGCTGATACAATTGGTGTTACTAGTACCACTAATGGTATTCAATACAAAGATTTACTTCGCATTTGGATTAGAGGTTCTAGAATGGGACGTAACTTCACTTCTATGGTAGGTGGAGAAGATGAGTCACTATTGTTATTGGATCTCCCAGAATTCAAAAACCGTGCAAATGGTACCACTCAAGCAACTTTGAAATTGAACACTCCAGTACCATCTTCAGCTGACTTCTTTATTCATGGAAACATCCCAGCTAACAATATTCTATTAATTGATAGATCTGCAGCCATGATTAAGTTGACTTCTAGACAGCTAATGATGGAATCTGAAAGGATAGTTTCAAACCAGACCGAAGCACTCTATGCTAGTTTGACTACTGGATTTGCTAAGATGTATACCGATGCTACTATCCTTATGGATGCAACTAAGAGTATTACTAATTATCCATTGCCAGATTATACTGATGTGGATAGCCAGACTAATTATTCTTTTGAGTAATTGGCATTCATTACTACTCTATATATTTTTATTCTTCTGGCCCATATCCAATCCCTGGAATGGGCCAGTTTTTATCTAAATTCACGAAACAATGGCTACATTAAAATTATCAAAGAAAGCTAAGCTATTCCATGACCCCTCTACTGGTCTAACTTTTAAAAAACTAGATGTAAAAGATCTAAATGAGGCCCAGATGGCAAACCCTGCAATCAAGACGGCTCTTCGAAGGGGTATTTTGGTATATGCCGAAGAAAATACTTATTCAGCTAAAACTGAAGAAAAGAAAGAGAAAGAGGCTAGCCTTAAGAAGTTAGATGATCTAGTCAGTATGGGAGCTACTCCTCAAAAGATTTCTACTAAATTCACACTGGATGAACTAAAGAATCTATCCAAAGAACTTGACATAGAGATTGAAGAGGGAGACACCAAAGAGACTTTGGCAACGGCTATCTATGAGGCTATGGCAAAATAACATATAACTTATATACATATGAAAGCATACTTCGGGCATAAATGTTCTGGTCTAGAAGTATCCTTTTTTGATTTGTCCGAAGTCTCAGGATCTTATACTAGGTCTTGGGACTTCGGCGTTGAAAATGGTACCTCAACAGATAAGAATCCCATATTTACTTACCCCACTTTGGGGATTTATGATGTAAGTTTAACTATAACAGAAGTACCAGAGGATCCCCTTGTAACACCAGAAGTAAGGGTATATTCAGAAAAGATCACTGTCAGTGATCAGGTTAAAACTATGTTATCTGGTTCCATATATGATCTAGTAAATAACTTACTACCTGATAACAGTTATATAAACCCTCAGGTAAAAGCAATGCTGATAGAGAAATGGCAGTATTATATTGGCCCTCTAGTAAACCATGATATACCTTTAGAAGAATATACTAATGAGCTTTATTATGAAGCTCTAGAGAACCAGCTTATAATGGAATTAACGGCTTATGAATCTCTAATCATAAGTGTAAACTTAATGACTCAGGGGTTAGCCGAAAAATCCCAATCACAAAGCCAATCCAGTGGATCTTCATCCTCAGGAGGTGGCTCTATCAAAAAGATAGTCACAGGACCTTCAGAGGTTGAATTCGCTTCTTCTTCATCTTCAGAAGATGCTTCTGCAGTAGCTAATACTGTTAAAGCCCAGAATGGATATCTTCAAACTCTCATAGGTACTATATGTATGTTAGCACAAAGAGTGGATATCTACTTGCCAATATGCGGTACTATGACCCCTATGATAACCAAAGTACCTCAAGTAGTAAATAAGAGAATACCCGGGCCACTTGGAGGGCCAAATCCTTTATTCCCCCTAAAAAAATAGCCTTATGGCCTATATATCAGATGGTGACTGGAACAGGTATAATGAGATTATAAATAATTTCATTAATGAAGATGCTGGTAAACAACTTATCACTTGGAGAAGATACGCTGGTAATCTAGCCAGTTTTGGAGAAGATGCTGGATTATCCTACATAGAAGATACTTTAGAGGTTCTAGCTGGTTATAATAATTTTAGAACTTGGCCAATACTAAAAGAGGGTATTCCAGGGGCCGATGATCCTCAAAACATAATTATATGGGTAAGTAAGAAATACCTTGAAGATAGAGGTTTATTGAACTCTGATGGATATTTCAACTATGATGCTGGGTATGATAGATTTGTTATAAACGGTATAACCTACAAATCTGGAGGAGATACACAGGTATCGCAGAATAAAACCTACCCCTTATTATTCATGATAATACTTAAAAGAGACATAGAAAAATGATTAATAAACTAGACATACCCGTAAAGCAGGTAGGTGATATATTCTATCACAATGAATGTAATGACTTAGTTGATGGAGTAGATCGGTTAAATGTAGACTTAA